ACCAGCTCCAGCTCCTGTTCCTGGTTCTAAACCAGCTCCTGGTACTGTTTCTGACTCTGGTACTGGTACTGGTACTGGTACTGTTTCTGATCCAAATGCGAAACCTCTTCCTGAGCCAAGCGCAACTGTAAAACCAAATCCAGATGAAGGAAGAAATGGAGAACAAATAGGCTTACCACAAGGAGTAACAGACCAAACTACAGTTCCAGAAACTCCATTTCAAAATCAACCTCAACAACAAGTAGTAGATTTCCCAGATGCAATCGCAAAACCAGTACCAGGATCAAGTGCACAATTATTAGGAGGAGTAAAGCGTAAAGAAGGGATGTTAGGTTTTGCTAAAAGAATATTTGATACTTTAGTAAAGGAACCATTAATGGGGGGACCAAAACAAAATGGAGGAAATAATAAAAAGTCAGAAAAAACAAAGAAAACTCAATAAAAACCAAATTCCAATATAAACTTGCAAAACAATATAAAATCAATATTTTATATTCTTTATTATGAGCAAATCCAAACAACAAGTCCCATTCGTGAGTGTATGTACGCCTACATTCAACCGTCGTCCATTTATTCCAATAATGTTAAAATGCTTTGATCATCAAACTTATCCGAAAGATAGAATGGAATGGATTATTATAGACGATGGTACAGATAAAATAGAGGATCTTGTAAAAAATCACCCACAAATAAAATACTTTAAGTATGACAAGAAGATGACATTAGGAAGAAAACGCAACCTAATGCATCAGAAAGCACAAGGTTCCATAATCGTTTATATGGATGATGACGATTATTATCCTCCAGAACGAGTATCACACGCAGTAGAGACATTAAAAAATAATCCATCTGCATTATGCGCAGGATCAAGTGAAATGTATATTTACTTCAAACATATTGGACAAATGATTCAGTTTGGGCCATATGGACCAAAACATTCTACTGCAGCCACTTTTGCATTCAGAAAAGGCCTTTTAAAAACGACAAAATATGATAATGATGCTTGTCTAGCGGAGGAGAAGAAATTTTTGAAGGACTACACAGTGCCATTTGTTCAATTAGACCCATTGAAATCCATCTTGGTTTTCTCTCATACTCATAATTCATTTGATAAGAAAAAATTGTTAGAAAACAAAAATGATCCAAATATTAGATCCACTACCAAAACCGTGGATGATTTTGTCAAAGAGCATGATATCAAGAAATTCTTTATGGAAGATATTGACCAATATTTAGATAACTATGAACCAGGTAAACCGCAACATAAACAAGACATATTGAAACAAATAGATGAACTTACTGAAAAACGCAAAAAAATGCAGGAAAAAATGCAAAAACAACAATCAGCAAATCCACTTTATCCAAAAATGATGGAACAAATTCAGATTATTCAACAATTGGCATCAGAAAACAATATCTTGAAAGAAAAAATCAAGTATTTGGACGAAAAAATGAAGGAACTATTGGCTCAATCTATTAAAGATCGTAAAGACTTGGCAAAATTTCGGTATGGTCCTTCTTGTTAAAAATTCTTTTGTTGCACTTGCACATATGCGTCTTTAATAAATTAAATAATATATTATACAAAATGGTTTAAAAACAAAATACATTATAATGTATTAATACAAGAAACCAAAAGAGATGTGGCAAGATGAACACTTAGAGAATGCGGATGATTATTCCCTTGATTCAAATAACCGTCATAAGGTGAATGATCTTGTGAAGGATAAGAGGAAGCATAAGATTAAAAGAGTTAATCGTGATGGTAGACTGAAGACAATTGAAATATTTGGTTCAGGTCCTCAGGACTGCACAATTAGAAATGCAGTGAGTGGTTTTAGATATGTAGGACACAATGTTGGCTCATTGAATGAGGATTTATATTTCAAGGTAAAACTTTCCACTGGTGAACTCGGTGAAGGAGTAGAAGGTCCAACATTGTTTTACGATGATCCAGAACAATACGAGAATCATTTGTTTGAGGAGGTTTCACAGGAAATCAAGCAAAAGTGGCATAAGAAGTTTTTGGATGCAAAATATGGAGAACTCACTAGTTCTAGTTAAGTAACTCCTCCAAAAATTTATGATAAATTTACGAATAGTATTATATTAAAAATAAAAATAATATAATATAGAAATTAAATTACAATGATATTAAATATGTGTTTATTATTTTATCTATTTTTTATGATTATGAATAAAAATACTTATTATTCAAATAAATATATGGATGAAAGGGTTGGTATAGATGAAAAATTTTTGATTAATGAAGTTTCTATTTCTGACGAAGAATTAATGAAAAACTTTTATAAAAAGAGTGTATTAGATAAATTATCAAGTCATAACTATAGTGTAGATGAAAAAATAAAGATAATACAAGAATTGGGGTTTTTTGAAGAAAAACTGAATACAGAAAATATAAAACCATTTAGTTCAAAAAACGGTGGTTTAATGAATGATTGGGACTTTGAAGAGTTTTAATCGTAACAGTCATTTTGTACAGAACACTGATCATCCTCAATAATTGCATCATCCGGAAAATCTTCTGCATCTTCTTTTGTATATTTTTCCAAATATCTATAAATGCGATTAATGTCTAATTTAGATATTTCATAATTCTCTAAAAAACCAGAGATTTCAGTATCCTGATATTTATTTCGTAAATCCAAGAAAAAAGAGAATATATCTTTCTTATCCATCCCTAAAACCTGACATAAATTTTGAATAAAGAGTGAATTATTATATTCAGTGGAATATTTTGTTAGTACTTTGGTGAAACGTACTTCAGTTGGATTATAAAGTTCTTTTTTTTGGAATGTTTCATGATACAATTTATTATTTTTAAAGGTTTTGATGAGAGAACTCATTTCATTAAATTGCCAGATTTGTTTTTGAAAAGTAATGCGATCAATGTAATCAGCAAAACACATATTATTCAATAATTTTACATAAAATGGAACAGCAATACTTTTATTTGTTTTACCTAAAACATCAATAATATTTTCGTGCCATAATAAGCCAACAATTGTTCTATCCGTTTCATTCATAATAGTAAGATGATCATTGAGCGAGTAAGAATGATTGATGAGTTTTTGTGTTATTTTTTTAGTGTCATCATTATATGATTTAAGTTCAAATATCTTTTCAATGTTGTTATTTTTTAAAATACTTTTATCATTATTATAAATACTTATTATATTATTCAATTTTCGTAAATCATTTTGAACATATTGTATCATACTTTTCATCATTTTTGCGTCTATTTTTGGCATCAGAAAGTTGATAATATTAGTCATTTGTGGTTGTGTAGGCGATTTCAATTCAACTACGAAACATACTTTCATTAGTTCCTTGATTTTTTTATCAATATGATAATTACCAATACATACAATTGGATTCATTGTCACTTCTTCTTTCTTCTGTTTCTTCGTTTTCTTGGGGCGGATCAATTTGATTAATGTATTGATTCCACCTTTGTCCCCATTATTCATTCCATCAATTTCATCCATTACTATGGCAATTTTTTGTACCTTTTTGTGAAACATACTCATAATATTTTTATCGGACATATTATGCTTAGTAATCGTCTCAATGATACTCTTATTACGAACATCTCCAGCATCATATTTGACGACGTCGTAATTTAGTTCTTTCAACAAGTTCGTGACAAATGTCGTTTTTCCAGTGCCTGGTTCACCATAAATATAAATACCCTTTGTTAGAAGCAGATTTTGTTTTTCTAATTCAAAAGTTTTTAAAAAATTCTTAATTTTATTGGCGCTTTCTTCGCGCTCCAAGAGTTGATTCATATTTAATTCATCCATTTTCTTTTTATTATCTTAACAAGATTCTTTTTATGTTGATTTTTACTCACAACATTTGAACCATATAATGTAGACTGTATCAAATGTTTGCATTTATTTGACTCGTATACCAGGCAATAATCTATTAAAAAATACAAATAATTTATATACATCTTTTCTTTATAATAATAATTATGAAAATGAAGCCAATGTCTGTAATTTTCTTTTAATACTTGAGAAAAAACGAAACTATTATCTCTGCGAACAATATCTCGGACATAGTTGTCATATTGGTGTTTAATGTTGCATAAATAATTTTTGATAGATGGGTGATACAATTCATAATAAGATCTATTTAAAGTCATAAGAACGATTGGTTTAACATATTCAAAAATAATGTCTATTAATTCTTTTGGTAAATTATTTTTGATATTTGATAATATGAGTTGATTTTCGTCTTGTGTTTGGTCTTGTTTTGCAGTTTCATTATTCATTGTTATAATATTACTATATTTAACTTTATACAAAAATCAATATTGTTTGTATAAAGATTGAATAATTTAAGTTTGGTTTTGTCTAAGCTGTTTCTGTAGGCTCATCAGGTGTGCAAGGATCGGTTTTCCCGTAACCATAGTTGATTCCGTCCCACCAAACTTGGTGGTCATTTGCCCACTTATATTTGCTGCAATCATCCATTGAAGTGAAATCTTGATGATAAAATGATTGTCCATCAGTTGATTCGGGGAATCCTGTGCCTAATTTATGCACATTAACGCAGATATTGTTACCGGAGGTATCAACCCAATAATCAGGACAGTCGCTAATAAGAGGTGGCCATTCTACCTCACTTTTAGAATAGCTCAAGAATATGATAATTAAAATAATAGAAATTATAAAAAGTCCACCAGTAATCATTAAAACGATGCCTTGAAAATTTGCCATTGTATAAAATAAATACATATAATTTTTTCTATAAGTCTAATATAAATGAGTTGTTCAAATATTGTATCAAATGGAAGAGTGGATATTAATGGTCCTAAAACCAAGGATCTCTTTAATATTTACGACAAAATACCAGCGAAGCAATGTGCAACTTTAAGAAATCCTACTGAAGGACTTTGGGATAAAACTTCTCTCTCAGACACATTTTTCTCTCAACAAAATATTCAGATCATACAAAATGGAATACGCGCCGGAGTTTATCATATGTCTAAAGGCCAATATATTATTGGAAATCAAGAATGTGACACCTTGAAAATAATTATGCGTAGTTTGTTTTTGCAATACGCAGCGAATCAGCCTGATAATATTAAGAAACAAGTGGAAGAGTTGAACAAAATGGTTCTAGATTACTGTATTCCTCAAGTATATGGAGAGGCACACGGCTATCACAAATACATTGTTGATGCAAGTACAATGTACACGCCAATTGCTCACCCTGTGATGTCATCTAATAATGATAAGCAGCTAGGGTTGAATCCTTGGTTCTAATTCCACTTTTGGGAAAGGTGGATCCAAATCTTACAAGCCTTCCCCCGCTTAATTATGGATCGTTGCTCAAAAGTGGAATGAGTTTTGCTCCACTTTTTCTAAAAGTGGATAAGAGTTTTGCTCCACTTTTTCTAAAAGTGGATAAGAGTTTTGCTCAACTTTTTCTAAAAGTGGAAAAGTGGATAAGTTGAAATTTATTAATTTTTAGCTCCACTTTTTTAAAAGTCTAAACTATGATCTACACCAATTATTATTTAATAACTACATCAACTCTTTTTTCAGTGCCAGTTTTTTATGGTATTTATAAAAGAAAATATGGATTGTCAGCAGTTACAAGCGTTGCAATGACTTGTTCTCTGTTTTACTGGTACCAACCAGTAAAAGGGACTTCTAAAAATGCTGATTTAATTGTTAGCAAAATCAGCGGTTTTATTTATTTTGCATATGGACTTTACAATATGAATAACAATTTTGGAAAAATGATTGGATATTCAAATATGGCATTGATGTTAAGTTGTTATAATGCATCTTGTATATTATATAATTTGAATAACCCATATTGGGTATACTACCATATGAGTTTTCATTTATTTACAGTTTTTGGTAAAATGCTTGTTATTGGATTTTCCAATTAGTTGCTGCCTTTAGAAAAGATAGAGTAAAATATAATCTGCGTTTATATTATTATGTGGGCTTGTTTTTTTATTTCTTTTATCCTCTTTGTGCTTTTGACACCTGGGATCCTTCTTCGTCTTCCTCCTAAGGGTGGTAAGCTTACTGTTGCTATTGTGCACGGCGTTGTCCTTGTTTTCATTCTTCGTTTAATTATGGGTTATTATAAGAAGAACTACGAAGGTCTTATGGGAGGTGGTTATGGTAGTGTAGGACGCGCATTATTGATGTAAACTATTCATAACTTTCCAATATTTCTCTCTTTGATCTTTTTTATTTCAAAATAATATAAATTTAAATCTAACTTTATATTATTATGAACCATTTGTTTTGTTTGTTTATTGTTGTTCTCTTTGTTCTTTTGACACCCAATGTTCTTCTTCGCCTTCCTCCTAAGGGTGGAAAGTGGACTGTTGCTATTGTTCACGGTCTAGTCTTCGCGTTTATCCTTCACTATTCTTATATGTACTACTTTAAGGCAACTGAGGGTGCTACTACTATGAAAGCAATGCCTGATGCGTTGAAAAATATGATGGGAACAAAGAAGCAAGGTATGAAAGCAATGCCTGGAGCAATGAGAAAATAAATCTATTTCTTTTTACTAGATTTTTTAAGAGATTTGGATTTTTTGGCTTTTCTTAATTTTTTGGACTTCTTAGATTTCTTACCTCTCTTTCTTTTTTTAAGGCCTTTGCCTAATGCAGACAATAATCTAGGATGAGTAATAGATTGAATCAGATCATCTATTTCAGAATTTTTTCCGTAAATATCTTCGTCATATTTAATAAAATAAAAACAACGAAATGTCACAACTACATCATTTAATGCATTATGTAATTTTGATTCAACAGGTGGATATCCAAATAAATATTCGTAAAGCTGATTTAATCTAGGGAATTTGTAATAAGTCTTGCCACTATGACTTTTAGCTTCAATTTTGCAAACATCTGTTCCCATATCCGCAGTGCATTTAAATTTTTGTGATGATTGTATTCCAACAAATTCACTCAAATATCTTGTGGTATCAGCAGATAAGTGCAGTTTCATTAACTCAGCTAATACCATATTTTTATCGTACTCCACATTATGACCTACAACAATATTTGCATGTTTATATGCTTCCAAAAAATTTTCAATTGCTATTTGTAATGAAACTGTTTTTCCCATTGTAGCCGCTTTTTGTTGCTCTTTTAGCGCATTTGTTATTGTATAATGTGCATCAGGATCGCTTAAAAACGTATGAACAGTTTCTTGTGGTAAATCAATATACTCATCAAAAGGAGTGAATTCATTAGTTTCAGTATCATATAAAATATAACTGATCTGAATAATATCATTCCATTTTGGCGACCATTTCGACCAAGAATCTAACCTTGGTGTTATAGAAAAAAGTTCCGATTTTAATTGATCAACAAACCTTCTCTCTTCTGCTGTTTTTCTAGACATTTTCATCAAGGGAGTGAACCCAGTTGTTTCGGTATCAAACACTAATATAATAGGCATATGACTATTTATTATATTATGTAAATATTTTAAGTAAATGAAGAATCTACTTGAGACTATTGAAAAAATAAGTCAAAAATCCTTGAATTCCTGCAAATATTATCATTATAATAAAAATCATTAAAAAATCTGGTCCGGTTGGTAATTTAAAATCGGCGTTAACATTTGAATTCATTCTACCAATATTGTAGTGGATCATATTTTCAAACATATTAACAAAAATATATACAATAAATGATACAATAATTAAATGAACGTTTTTTCCATTAAGAATATACATATATATTTTATATATTATTAATTATTTTTTGTTTTTGTTATACAAATATTAATAAATTTATACAAATTTATTATTTATACAACGCTGAGCTTTGTTACTTTCTTCACTTTCTTTGCTCCTGAGCCGCTCATCATTCTCTCTTTCTCTTCTTTGAACTTTAATAACTCTTGTGCAAGATCGTCCAATTCATAAGTCCACATTTCTTGTACAGATGTTTCTTGCACCTTCTTTAACTCGGCTTCTTTTGTTCCGCGTTCTTTTTCCAACTTGGCTACATTTTCTTCAGTGACACTGTCCATCGGCATCTTAGTCAAATATTTGTAGTCCTCGTCATCATCTATCACATCGTAACCTTTCTCCTCTAACATTTCAATCACCTGATCTTTCTTCTTGAAACGCAAATCAATCGTTCCATCCAAGTTTTCCTTGATATAACGCGCCTTGTTAGAAAGCAGTAACAGTTCAGCAGTAAGGGCCTCCACTAAATAATTTTTGCGATCTTGATACATTGTAAGACGCTTCTCATAGTAGTCGTCAATAATTTTCGCAATACTATCATATTTCTTCAGTTGCTCATCTGCATCAAACAAGTGCATATTTCTAAGGCTGCCAGTTGTGAAGAGCTTGAAAACCTTCTCAAGTTCATTGGTTCCATTTTCATAGGTCTTGGCCTCCAATTCTTCCAGCTTACCCTTGGCCAATGTAATCGTGAAATCAACAGTAGTATCTTTGCTCATATCATCGTAGTCCTTGACAACAGGTACAATCTTCTTGCCATCTTTATCTGTTGTTTCCGTTAAATTCTCCAAGAGCTCCTTGAAGTCGTCTGTCCAAAATCCGACAGGCAGTTCAGTGACTTGAATCTTGTCGGCTGACACCTTCTTGTAAATTCCCTTGAACATATATTTTTGATCATCTACTTTGATTGTTTGACCAGTGAAGCCGTCGTAGTAAGGCGCAAATTCAAACACAGATTGTTCAACAGTGTTTTGCAACTTCGCCTTCAAATAAGCCATAATCTCCATTGGATTATAACACAAAATTTCTGTGCTGAATCCAGTGCCGATGCCCTTGCACCCATTGACTAAAACCATCGGAATAATCGGAGCATAATACACTGGCTCAACTGGAAGACCATCATCATCCAAATACTGCAAGACATGGTCATCTGCTTCAATAAAGATTTTACGCGAAATCTTGGACAGCTGTGTGTAGATATATCTTTCCGATGCACTATCTTTACCGCCTTGTAGACGAGTGCCGAACTGACCATTTGGCATAAACAAGTTGATGTTGTTGGAACCGACGAAATTTTGTGCCATTCCGACAATCGCAGCATTCAATGACGCCTCGCCGTGATGATAACCAGAGTGCTCAGACACATAACCACTGAATTGTGCGACCTTGATCTCAGTAGTCAGATTTTTCTTCAACGCTGAGAAGAAGATTTTGCGCTGACTTGTCTTGTGGCCATCCATCAAGTTGGGAATGCTGCGATCGCAATCGTATTTGGAAAAGTGGATGAACTCGCGTTCAATGAAATCGTCATAAGTGACCATATCTTGACTTGTAGATAAGTGCTTGTTGCGGTCATAGAGTTCCAGCCAGTCCTTGCGATCATCTGCGCGTTTTTTGTTAAAGACCATATCAATTGCTTCATCGCTGCTCTTACCCTTGGACTCAAAGCCGATGACTTTCTTCTTCTCAAAATATTCGCGGAATTCTTTGCCAGTACTGGTACCCAAACCTTTGTAATATTTGACTTTCCAGCCTTTGGCATCATTGGCTTGTTTCCAATCCTCATATTCACCGTCATTGTAGAACACCAACTCTTGAGATCCCTTACGCGCCTTCAAAATCGGAGTGTTCATAAATCCGATGAATCCAGGAATGAGTGCCAACGAAGGCCACTCGGAATGAAACAAGTTGATACAGAGACCTTTGATATGCGAACCATCCAAATCCTGATCCGTCATAAAGAGGACTTTGCCATAACGCAGCTTTTTGTTGACATCAGCCAATGATGTGTAAGAGTCGCCGGTTACAAGACCAAGTATCTTCTTGATTTCGGAGATCTCTTTGTTCTCACCGATTTTCTTGATGGACTCGCCACGCACATTGAGGAGCTTACCCTTGAGTGGATAGACGCCAATGTTGTTGCGGTCTTCAGAAGATAGACCAGAGACAATACCAGCCTTGGCTGAGTCTCCCTCGCAAAGAATAATCATGCACTGACTTGATTTCTCTGTACCTGCCCAGTTTGCATCAATGAGCTTTGGAATACCGCGAATATTCTTGCTTTTGGTTCCGTCAGTTTTCTTTGCGGCTTTGGTCTCCTTGACATCGTTGATTGCACAAGCTGCATCCATTACTCCCATCTTTGATACCTTCTCAATGAACTTGTCTGAAACGCTGCAAGAGGAACCAAACTTAGAACTTGGTGTGTTCATAAAGTCTTTCGTCTGACTGTCAAACGCTGGGTTCTCAATATCGCAACGAATGAACAAGATGAGTTGCTCCTTGATGGAGTTCGGATTCACAGTGACCTTCTTCTTCTTCTCAATGAATGCAATGAGCTTCCTGGTGATCTGATTCAAAATGTATTCTACGTGTTTTCCGCCCTTGGAAGTGTAAATACCATTTACAAATGAGATCTGCACAAACTCGTGACTTGGTGAAAGCGCGACTGCATATTCCCATCGTGCTCCTTCCTCTTCATAAACGCGAGGTGCATCACCTTTCGCACCAATGTAGAGATCAATGTACTGCTGGAAATTCTTGACAGGCACAAGCTGCTGATTGTATTTCACTTTGAGGGACTTGTCAGTCACAGCGGAAATATCGTAGACACGCTTTTTCAAGAGCTGGATCATTGATGACGATAGTCCACTGAGACCAAGACGAGCATAATCAGGTTTGAAAGTAATCTTGGTATAAGGCTTGGTTTTGCACTTGGTAATACTTGGCTTCCCAATGACATCCAAGTTATTACTGAATTCTTGGACATACTTGAGACCACGGATATGATCAACTGTCTCCACAGATCCGTAAGTGGACCAAATGAGGACGAGCTTGAATCCGAAACCGTTCTTACCACCAACGATCTTCTTCTCAGTCTTATCGTAGTTTGTACTGGTGCGCAAGTGACCGAAGATGAGTTCAGGAATCCATACCTTGTACTCAGGATGCTCCGCTACGTCAATCCCGTTACCGTCATTAGTCATTACAATGGTACCGTCATCTCCAATACTGATATCAATATAGGAAACAGGGATCGCATTTTCTTGACCAGATGAAACTGCTTGTTGCATTCTAATGACATGATCTCTGCAGTTCACGATGCCTTCATCAAAAAGCTTGAACAAGCCAGGAATATAATCAATAATGGTTTCTACTTGAATTTTCTCTCCGCTGCTGCTTAGAATCCATTGCTCAGAATCTATTTTCTCTATAGAACCGATATAGGTATCCGGATTATCCAGAATATGCTGCTTATCGGTTTTCTGCTGATACTTAGCAGATAATTGTTGAGAGGTTGAGTTTGCTTTAGCTGTGGACGACATACTGTATATTGTACAATCATAAGTTATGTTTAAATGTAATTCAATTTTTTATTTTATGAAATCCAAAAAATAAAATAACAGTCAAAAAATAAAATAACACACGAAAGTATGTACACATTAATTAAACAAAGCAGACCTTTTTCAAAAAAAGTACGAGGTCTTTTGATCGCAGCATTAGCAAGAGATTTATTAGCAAATGCAAATCCAAATGGATATCTTTACCAAAAATACGAAGAAAATGTGAAATGTGTTTGCCAAAGTAGCGAAAAAACAACTCCAGAATCAGCTGCACTCAATGGACAAGATAATTCCCTAGTCACAAGACAAGTAGAAACCATATTATTTGTTCCTGGAGGTCGCACACAATTTGGCAATTTTTTAACAAATGCAACACTAATGGCTTATTTAGAAGAAAGAAAGAATAATCCAACTCTAGGTGAAAACGCGTTTATAGATGGCCGCACAAATTTCAACGGACAATTTGAGGGGCAACCTGGCGGAATTCGTGGTCCTTTAAGAATTCGTAATAGATTTTGATAATTCATAAATTTAAACTGCCATAATTTAGAAGAAGAATCCAAAATCTTTGGACTCTTCTTCTTATTCTTGAGTTAAGAAAAAGATGTTTAGAGAGAAAAAGTATTCT